GCGGGGCCGGTTGATGTAGGAAGCTTTATATCAGGAACAGGTATTAGCTTTGTAATTTGATTTGTCAAATAAGCTTTTGCTTTAGCTTGGTTTGTTGGGTTCTTAGCGTAGAAATAAAGACCCGCGCCACCTGCTAGCACTCCCACTATAAAGACTGAATTGGCAATAACAAGAACATTAACAACTTTTTTCATAGCTTTAAGCGTTGCTACGCCTCGATATTAGACTAAAATCAAAATAAAAACATGTTTAACGATATATGGAAAGAAGCCATACTTAAAGCCGCGCCAATCATGGTTATGGTTATAGCTTTTTCAACAGTGGCTTTATTACCTGCGTATTTAATGACAGGGATATTAATTAAACAGCAACAGGGTCAACAGCAGTCGATTCAGGTTGATCTAGCGCGTCAAGTTCATTAAGTCTAGTTTGCAATTCAACTTCTTTTTTAGTAAACAAATCAACGGCTAATTTTGCCTGTTTTAATTCACTTTGAATTGTATTTAATTCGCTGCTTAATTGTTCGCGGCGTTCTGTGATTGTATTAGTCATATTTATGAGGGTGTAGCGTCTTTGTTAGCGACTAAGAAAGCGGTGTAGTCGGCTTTAACTGTTCCGACTCCCCAAGCACTTTCCGCAATTGCTTTTACATCAGCGTCTTCAGAACTCAAATCAGTTTCAATCAAAGTATCTTTATCTGCACCATCGCCACCTTTAAGTGTTCCCGGTGTTAATACTTTACGATGGAAACTACGAGTCAGTTCTACGCCATCTTCTTTGATGATACTGGCGCACCTCACTTGAATAGTCCACTTATTAACGACTTCTATTTTGTCGTTCTCTTGTGTTTTTGTAATTGCCATTTTTAAGGAAGCTCTCCGAGCTAAATAGGTTTAAATGGTGCGTAGTTTATAGACGTGCTAACGGTCTTAATTATCAATTAATGCAGTAGGAAATTGACCAAATAATGTTAAAAGCATAATCAGTCGTAGCAGATAATCCTGCCCACGATCCACCATCATCACTGTAGTAAAGCATCATGTCATTGTTATCAGCAGGTTTGTAAGTAACGACCCAATTTATAGATCCAAAAGCAAAATTATCTAACATACAACTTCCAGTTGCGTAAACATTATCTACACTACTACCTGCATTAAAAGGTAAATTATTCAATTTCCACGTACCTGTAGGAGCCGTTGAGGTGTAACCTGTTATTTGTGTATAGCCATTACACCAAACTCTATGTCCTATTTTTGTATATTTACCTTTATTTTGTCCATAAGTCGCATCCCCATTTACAGTACTCCCTACCCATTGGGGTAAAAATCGTCCCTCTTCATAGTCGTCTAAAAGATTACTATCAGAACCATTAGTCGTGTCAGTATTGTCGTATGGATTGAAGCTAATACCGTGGCCAGCAGTTCCTATTACTAAATCACCATCTTGTATCGTTACATTTCCATTGTTTTCAATGCGAAGTCTTTCTGTATTTGTACCAGCATCATTGGCTGTAAAAATTCTCATATGACCCTTAAAAGCATCTCCAGTACCAGCAGCACCTTGAGGAGATATACTTGCAATTACTTGGTTGCTTGTTGCGGTATCAGTTAATGTAAAAGTTAAAGGAGGGGTGTTTGTTGCACTTGCAACATTTCCGCTAAATGTTCTACTTAATGCAATACCAGCAGAACCATCTGTATTAACGTTTTTTAAAGTACCATCAAAAGTAAGATTTGCCTCACCTTGAATTGCATCGGCTCCGGTAACAGTGCAAACAGTGTTATTAGTTGAACCGCTTAAATTAACAAAATGAATATCTGTACCATCCAGTTTGAATAAAGAAACCCAACCATTATTAGCCGCGTTCCTGATTTTTAAATATCCACTATTAGTGTCAGCCCATGTTTGATAAGCTACTTTTCCAGAACTCGGTTCAGTACTTCCTGAATGATTTGACCATAAGGCGGCATATTGATTATTAATATCACTTCTTACAGCCGAGCCCGTACCGTTTGCGACTACTCCATCAGCTTGTGCCATTTTCTAACTCATACGTAGCATTATCGTTATTCTATACTGCTTTGCCGTAACCTACCGCCGACCAAGTGAAATTTCTATCGACTGCGGCATTACTTGAATTTTTAAAGGTCACAACAAAAGAACTAGCTGTTACTGTTCCCATCTCGATATAGTCACCGCTTGCAAGATTCATTGCATTAATACCAATCGAAGGTAAATAAGCGTTCGTTCCTCCTAAGCTACCTGTTCCGGTAAAGAAGTTTTTAGCGAAATTGATTGTTTTACTACCTGCCCCAGATGCAACCGCCCCGGTGCTTTGTTCTTGCCTTCTTTGAAGTGTGGCCGTATAACCCAATTCATCAACAAGAATATTTTCATCTGTGTTAGTACTTGTAAGTATCGTTTTAAAATCAAAGCCTCGGCCTGTAAATGTTCCATTAATAAACTCTTTCCAGCCTGACCAGCTGGCACCGCCTGACGCCGGATCATCATCTGTTGACCTTAAATATAATCTTGCGTCTACATTTAATATTGCTGCGCCGTCCCAATCGTTAATCGCGTCAACATCTGCCACCGCGTCGAAATCATCAGCAGGTAAATACCCCCTAGTTACAAAATGACGTTTTAAGTCAAGTGAGAATTTAGCGCCTAAATCTAATTTATTGGCAAAGGTATATGTTCCTTCAGAATCAACCCCGGTTGAAATATCAAAATCAGCCATCGCGTCAACATCAGCAACAGTATCAAAAAGGGCTGTTCCTTGCAGCGTTAAAGCGTCTAAATCTTCCTCGTAGTAGGTATCAGAATTAGTGCCTTGAAATGGTGGTGAATCACTATCTTCTCGTCTTGTTTGAACAGCTAAAGCACCAATAGGATCGGGTAGATCAATAACAATCGAAGTAGCGCTTGATATTCTGCCGCCTGAGTCTTCAAAGGCTAAGAATATTTCACCTTCCACCATTGGAATTGTTGCTTCTGTTTGACTTCCAGCCTTTGCAGCAATAAGCGTTACAGCGTTTGAAAATGTTGCTGTTCCATCTGTTTTATTGGAATGCCTAAACACACATTTACCGCCTAATTTTACGTCAAGGTCGGTTGATTGATCCCACGTAAGCCGCCCCGTATTTGCGTTAATTGCTTCAAAGAAAAGATTTGTTGGTGCGCTCGGTACTGCTGTTTTTCCTACGGCTGTATAAGTTAATTCACTAGGAACAGTAGAAGGAATCCCAACGCCATTAATTGAAAAGACTCTTACTTCATAATCACCCGCCGTTGCATCAAGAATCTCAAAATCAGGTCTTGATAAGGCATCAGCAGAAACGAAATTATCGCTTCCTTTTCTCCATTGAACACGGTATGAACTAGCTCTAGGTACTGATTGCCAACTAACAATAATTTTTACTTTTGCTTGATTATTTTCTTCATAAAATTGCTCTGTTGCAGATAAAGAACCGGGAGCATTAGGGGGTGTATTTAAGACACTTGTATTTCTTGTTGGTAGTGTTGAACCATCTTCTACATAAGCGTATTTCCCTGAGTTATAAGGCAACGCCGTAACAATATAATTAACGCCCTCTTCTTCTGTAATTGTTAAAACTCGCCATTGAGTTGTCTGTACTGTGTCGTTTTGTAAGATCCATACTGAATTACTATTTGGCGCGGAACTAAAAGCAGAACTAACGGTTATCTCTGCCCCTGATATTCCACTAACTGTTTTTGTCTGAACGGAACCATCAGAAAGAACAACAGAAAGCGTTGGGTTGTTGGTTGTTGGCAAATCTGTTTGGTCAGTATTATCTACGGTTATAACTGTTGTAGTAGCTGATTTAATCAAGCCACCGCGCCGAACTCCAGCCCTGACAGGATCACTGATCTCTATAACTGCGCCGGGTCTAATTAATACGCCTGCTGACAATCCAATTGTAAAACTTACAATTTCAGATTCATTTTGTTCTGTATAAAGAAGCCAACGACCTAAACGCGCCGCCTGATTACGTGAGGTACAAAAGAGGCTCCTTACTTGCTTAACAACTGCGCCATATTTTGTTTTTGCCGTACTATCAACTATTTCCTCAAAATCTATTTCTTGCGTTTCCATATCGAACCAACCGACATTAACAACCGTATGACGACTCTTTAATGATGATCCAGAATAGGTAAAGCCACCTTCTCCCACGTTGGCAAGTGTGAATAAATAACTTGCGTCTTTTGGTGCATCTTGTGAAATCGTTAAGGCGCCCGCACTCCAAAAGGGCATGCAACGCATTACAGAACAAAGATCATTAATTAATCGGTATGCGTCTACCTGTTGCTGAACAACTCCATTAACTGCAAATCTTGGTTCGGTTCCTCCATTGCCATCATCAACACTTGCGCCGCAATATTGGGAAACAGCATAAAAGTCATATTTTGAAAGTTGACTAGCTGAGATATGAGCGCCACAGCCCCAACGGGTATTAACTAATAATTCATGGAGTATCATCGCGGGATCCGTGGTCCATTCGGGGTCTGTTTTAAATGATCCGTTCCAACTTCCTGAATAACTAATTGCACCTGTTGTTGAATTAACTGTCCCATTTGACGGTATAGGGATCTTTAATCCACGAACACGATATGAACGAGAAGGTGTTTGTGGGAATTGCTCGGCGTCAAACCTTAAAGAAACATGCGCCGTATTTGCGTAGGCTCTTTGTTCAAATAAGATTTCTGTATAAGATGACCAGTTAAAAGCATCTATTATTTTTGCATCAGTACTATCTGCCGCCGTTCTTTTTACTGTAACTGTATAAGGTTCGACAAGTGTAGTTGAACGAAAACTAATTACATAATCTTTGAAATATGCGCTTGAAGTTCTTCCAGTAATTGCATTATCAGCAATTGGCGTTGCTACTGTTCCGTTATTATCTGTAATTTGAATTGTGACATAAGTAGTTAAACCTGAAATACTGCCATCATCTTCAAATTTTTGTAATCTTGGTACACCAATAGTTACCCTGACAGCATCAATATTGCTTGTTAAAGTCCTTGAGACAGAAGTTGAATAAGTTACATTAGCACCAACGCTATATTCAGTTTCAATATTATTTATTCCACCAATAAATGTTTGATCAGAAGTACCAAATCTAGGCTCAAACTCTACATCTTTAAAGTTATAATCTGTATCTTGTAAATTAGTTACATCAGCCGAAGATTTAAGGATTTGTGTTTTGTTTAAATAAATATCTTTTAACGCCGCTAAATTATAATTTGTTGTTCCTTTTGTGTAAGCCGCTGCACTCGGGAAGCCTTCAATTTCGCCTTCTCCTAATACCTCAATAAAGGTTGCAAATTGTTTACTTCCTAAAACACCTTTTGGAAGTGTTGGGTCTACAATGCTATCAAATTGCCAAGTATTTGAAGCCATAATTAAAGTTCTTTGTAAACTTGAGCCGTATTTATACCAGCGCTAACAATATTGGAACCGCTGAAGATTTCACCAAAGATTAAATTAACAGGAACACCGGAACGACTAACATTTTGAACGCCGCTAAATGAATAGTTACTCTGCGGGTCTAAAGCCGAATCATTACCGCTAAATGTTGGAATGTCTGGGGTTGGCGTCAGCATTTGAGAAACGCCACCTAAAGCAAGACTTATACCGATACCTGTGGCAATTGATCCATACGTTACAGCAGCAGCCCCCGCCCCTATTGTTCCAGCAAAGAAAGTTGGCGCAAGGTATGGGGCGGCTATAAAAGCAGCAGCCGCAACAAACTTACCAACAGTGGAATCAAAGAAACCTCCGGCACCAACAGCAACCGGGACAATTCTTATTTCTTCTGTTTGACCAATAGGAAAATTTAATTCTTCTTCTGAAACGTTGTAATTACCAACAAAAATTTTATAGTGTTGATCCTGCATATGCTTTTCAATATCAGGCCAATTAGCAACTAAAAAACGGCCTGCCTCCGCAACATTAGAAATATCAGCTAAAAAGGTTCCTGTTTCCCAATTAAGAAACTTTCTTAAAGCTCCATAGACTTTGATTTTACGCAGCATGGCGATACCTCCGAACAGTTGCATCAATCAAAAACTGATTGTATAAATCGCGAGAACTTAAACGCCCCGCCATGTGATGTAAAACCATTTGTTCACCGATATAAATGGC